ATGAAAGGCGGTGGTTAAATGGCAGATTCTTTTGGCTTAAAAATTGGTCTTGAGGGTGAGAAGGAATTTAAAAAGGCACTGGGTGAAATAAACCAGTCCTTCAAAGTCCTCGGTTCAGAAATGAAGCTGGTGGAGTCGCAATTCACCAAAAATGACACTTCTGCCGACGCCCTCGCCGCAAGGCACAAAGTGCTGTCAGAACAGGTTGAGGCGCAGAAGAAAAAGGTGGAGATGCTGAAACAGGCACTCGCCAATGCTGCCGAGACCTTTGGCGAAAACGACCGCCGGACCCAAGCATGGCAGATTCAGCTGAATAATGCTCAAGCCGCCCTGAACGGCATGGAGCGTGAACTGGCCGATAATGAAGCCGCCATGGATTCCATGGGCAAGGAAATGGATGAGACCGGAGATTCTGCCGATGAGATGGCAGATGACCTGGACGATGCAGGTGATGCCGCTGAAGACTCCGAAGGAAAGTTCTCCAAGTTGGGATCTGTTCTGAAGGGTGTCGGCGTAGCAATGGGCGCGGTGGTTACCGCCGCCGCTGCCGCAGCCGTTTCCTTGGGCAAAGCAGTGGTTGAGGCATACGGAGAGTATGAGCAGTTGGTCGGTGGTATCGACACGCTGTTCAAAGACTCCTCTGCGGCTATGCAGGAATACGCCAACAACGCATATAAGACGGCCGGTATGTCCGCCAATGACTATATGTCCACGGTCACATCCTTCTCCGCTTCGCTGATTTCCTCTTTGGGCGGCGATACGGAAGCGGCTGTCAAATATGCCGATATGGCTATCACCGACATGGCGGATAACGCCAATAAGATGGGCACCGATATTGGTCTCATCCAAAACGCATACCAGGGTTTTGCCAAACAGAACTACACCATGTTGGACAACCTCAAATTAGGTTACGGCGGTACCAAGACCGAAATGGAGCGTCTGCTTGCAGATGCCCAGGCAATATCCGGCATTGAGTACGACATCAGTTCCTATGCCGATGTGGTCGCGGCTATCCATGTCATCCAAGAGAGTATGGGCGTTGCCGGAGCCACGGCGGCAGAAGCCGAGCATACCATCGAAGGTTCTATGAACGCCATGAAGGCGGCAGTAAGCAATCTGGTGGTTGGTTTCGGTAATGCCGACGCTGACATCGAGCAGCTGTGCAACAATGTGGTCGATGCCTTCCAGGATGTGCTGACCAATATCACTCCGGTCATTGAGAATATTATATCGGCACTCCCAACGGCCCTGAACGCTCTGCTAGAGATGGTGGTGGAACTACTACCGTCGTTGCTTGAGACTGTTGTGGATCTGTTCTCCCAGGTGCTGAACACGCTGCTGACCCTACTGCCGCAGCTTATCCCTGTGGTCATTGAGGCAGTTTTGACCATCGTAAATACGCTGATTGAGAACCTGCCGCTGTTGGTAGAAGCCGCCATTCAGATTGTGATGTCCCTGGTACAGGGTATCGCATCGGCTCTGCCGACCCTTATCCCGGCAGCAATCCAGGCGGTTATCACCATCGTGCAGAGCCTTATCAACAGCCTGCCCATGATTCTGGATGCCGCTCTCCAGCTGATCACCGGACTGGCAGATGGTCTTCTTGCCGCTATCCCAGTGCTGATTGCTGCATTACCAGAAATCATCCTCAGTATTATCAACTTTATCCTGGATGCCATTCCGCAGATTATTGAAACAGGTATTCAGCTGCTGACCTCTTTGGTGGCGGCTCTGCCTACTATCATCACAGCCATTGTGGAGGCAATCCCTCAAATCATCGACGGTATCATTACTGCTGTGCTGGGTGCCATTCCTCAAATCATCCAGGCAGGCATTGACCTGCTGATTTCTTTGGTACAGGCGCTTCCGCAGATTATCACCACCATCGTGGCGGCAATCCCGGATATTATTTCTGGAATCGTCAATGCGGTCATCAAGAACATCCCTCTGATTATCCAGGCGGGTATCGATTTGCTGACCTCGCTGATTAAAAATCTGCCGACCATTATTGTGGAAATCGTGAAGGCTGTGCCGCAGATTATCACCGGACTAGTAAATGCCTTGAGTAAGGGCGTTTCCCAGTTGGCTGATGTCGGCGTAAACCTGGTTAAGGGCTTATGGTCCGGCATTCAGTCCCTAGCCGGATGGTTGTGGGATAAGGTCTCCGGCTGGATCAGTTCCATTTGGGACGGCATTTGTGACTTCTTCGGTATCGCATCTCCCTCCAAGGAGATGGGCTGGATTGGTGAAATGCTGGTCGATGGTCTTGCCGGGTCCATCAGCGCAAACGGCAAGGATGCCGTAAAGGCTGCGGAGGGCATGAGTAGTAACATCACTGATGTTATGCATGACCTGGCCGAGGATATGGAGACTGCGCTGCCCACCGACTTTAATGTCCACGGTAGCGTAGATGGTGCTGTTTCTTCCGCCACCGGAAAGAACGCACAGAGCGGCTTCTCCCTGGTACTGAACATTGCGACCTTCAACAATTACACCAACGAGGATATTCAGCAGCTGACCAATGAAATCATGGTCACTGCCGGACAGTTTGCGAAACGGAAAGGGGTGGTTTTTGCATGAATTATTTTGAATATAAGGGCATCCGCTCTACGGATATGGGCCTGCGTATCGAAAGCAAGGAGGTCTTTTCCGCTCCCAAGTATGAGGTGGATTTCATTGAGATTCCCGGCAGGGACGGCGAGTTAATCTCCGGCAGCGGTCGGTTTCCCAACGTGCAGGTGACCTACTCTGTGTTCCTTCCTGCAAAATCCATCGCCGAACTGTCCCGAAAAATTACCGCTGTAAAGGCGTGGCTCTATTCTGACCTCCATTCCTACCACACGCTGTCGGACAGCTATGACCGGGAATTCTTCCGGTCAGCTGTTTACAATGGGAAGCTGGATATTGAGGACGAACTGAACCGCATCGGTGTGTTTACGGTCAGTTTCTCCTGCAAGCCCTTCCGCTTTTCTTTGGAGGGCTGTACGGAGATTACGCTCACAAGCGGCGATGTGCTGACAAATCCTTATGTGTTTGCCAGCAAGCCTTATCTGCGGATTATCGGGTCCGGCAGCGGTGACCTCACTATTCAGTCTGAGGGAAGCAATGCCAGCTGGCACTTCACCGGGATTGATGAGTATTTGGAAGCTGACTCCGAACAGATGAATTTCTACAAGGGGTCCGAGCCAATGAATGAAAATGCCGCCGGAGACGGATTTCCTATCCTACACCCTGGCGACAATACCATCACCTTTACTGGCGGCATCCAGGAGGTCGCCGTCATTCCGAGGTGGTGTAGTGTATGATTCCAGTTCTGTATCGTGCCAATGCGACATCTTTCGACACTTACGGCATCGGCGTCCTTAAAGACTGCACCTCCTGCGAGGTAACCGAGGAACGCAACGGTGCCTTTGAGTGCCAGTTCAAATACCCAATTTCCGGTCCCATGTACAAGCAAATCACCACGGAACGCCTGGTCAAAGCGAAGCCGAACGATACGGCCGCAGACCAGGTGTTCCGTATTTATCGTATTTCCACACCCATCAATGGTGAGATTACGGTCTACGCACAGCATCTAAGCTATGACCTATCCAACATTGCGGCACTGCAATGGACCAGCGAGTCCATTTCTCCCAGTCTTGCGATGGAGCGTGTATTCCAGAACACGGCTACACCTCACAACTTCACCTGCCAGACGGACTATTCCGCAGCCAAGCCGTTCTCCGTCGCCAAGCCCCAAAGCGTCCGGGCTTGCCTGGGCGGCGTTGCCGGTTCCTTCCTGGATCTGTGGGGTGGCGAATATGAATGGGACAATTTCAAAGTTATCCACCATCAAGGCAGAGGCAACCACACCGGAGTTGTCATTGAGTACGGCAAGAATCTGACCGATTTGGAGCATGACAATGAGAACACCGATGTTTATACCGACCTTCTGCCTTACGCCGTTGTGACGGCAGAGGACGGCACAGAAACGGTCATAACGCTGTCAGAGGTGCTGATTCCCATCGCCGCCACCACCCTGGTGCAGCGGAAAACCCTCATCCGGGATTTCACCGATTATTTCGACGAGGATAATCCTCCGACCGAGGATGGACTCCGAGCCTATGCCAATAACTATCTGAAGAACAATCCCCTGGGAACGGCGGTGCCTACGCTCACCGTCGCTTTTGAGCCGCTTTGGAAACTGCCGGAATATGCCGCAGTTCTGGAGCGTGTGTCCCTTTGCGACACCGTTACCATCCGACACAGCGTCCTCGGCATCACCGCCAAGGCGAAGGTCATCACTACGGTATATGACACCCTTGCGGAAAAGTATGTGTCCATCACTTTGGGCTCCGCAAAAGCAAATCTACTGAACAATGTATCCTCTGCCGAAGCTGCCGCAGTAGATGCCGCCGCCAAGGTCGACCGTTTCCCGGTTCTAATGAATGCCGCTATCAAAAACGCTACCGGACTCATTACCGGACAGGCGGGAGGATATGTGGTCATTCACACCGATTCTGAAAGCGGGCAGCCTTACGAACTGCTGATATTGGATGCCCCCACCATTGGGGAGGCGGTCAATGTCTGGCGTTGGAACGTGGGAGGTCTCGGATTCAGCAGCAACGGCTACAACGGCCCCTATGACACCGCCATCACTGCTGACGGTCAGATTGTGGCGGATTTCATTACCTCCGGCACCCTGGTGGCAAACATTATCAAGGCAGGTGTCCTTCAGTCCCAGGACGGTTCGTCCTATTGGGATTTGGAGACTGGCGAGGTCGTTCTGCGCGCCTATGCCACCACGGAATCTGTGGAGAAGATGGAGGAGCGAGTCTCCACCATTGAGGATCAGAAAATGTACCGTCTGGTCATTTCCTCTTCCAACGGTAACATCTTCAAAAACGGCATAATCAATACAACCCTGTATGCCACCGTTTTTTCCTGGGACGAGAATATCACAGATACCCTCGATCCCAACCAGTTCATATGGACCCGTGTTTCGGACGATGCCGCCGCTGATACGGTCTGGAATGCAGACCACGCAGGCGGCACAAAAGCTATCGTTATTACCTCTGATGACGTCACCGCAAGGGCGACCTTTTTCTGTGACCTCATCGACACCACTACAAGAAACAGCCTGCTAGGCTAAGAAAAGGAGCGATTTTTCATGAGTAAAGCACAAGGTCAGTTTACGATTATCGACTACAATGACGCACTCACGCTGACTGGCTACATCGGGTCCAGCCTCGCAAAGACCCAGATGTACAACCCCGACAACGGCACCTATACCCCCGACTGGAGTTCCACCAACCTGGTACTGACCCCCAGTCTGTATGTAATCGGTACTACTACCGATCAGATTACCACTTCCGCAGTTACCTCCGTTAAATGGTATGTGGGCAGCTCTACCACCGCCATTACCTCCGCAGGCAACTATGCCTTGAGCGGAGCCAAGAGCCACATTCTGACCGTCAAAGCCAATGTAATGGCCGGTCAGCCCGGTATCGACTACCGCTGCGTTATCACCTACAAGGATGCCTCCACCGGGCTGTCCATTACCCATCCGCTGACCATTTCCTTCTCTCGTGTGGTCAACGGCTCCGGTATTACCGACCTGTTGGTCAGCACTCCCTCCGGTAATGTGTTCAAAAACAGCGAGGTCGCCACTCTGACCGCTACCGCCGAACTGTGGAGAGGTTCCACTGTGGATACCACCAATGTGTCCTACAAGTGGGCTATTATGGACTCCACCGTTACCAGCACTACTTCCTCCGGCTATGATGCCGACTTTGGCACAGGTTGGCGCAAGCTGTCCGACACCACGGGTATGTATTCCGGCACCACCACATCCACCATCACGGTATATGCCGCCGCGGTGAACAGTTATGCCGTTTTCCGCTGCGTGGCCACGGATGCCGATTCCACCTCCGCCACCTACAACTCCGATTTCACGGATGTTGCCACCTTCATCGACAACTCCGACCCTCTGCAGGTGGTTATTACCTCTACGGGCGGCGATGTGTTCAAAAACGGCGAAGGATCCACGGTGCTGACTGCTGTCTGCTACCAGGCCGGTGTGGAGGTGGACGCCGATGGCAAGGGTACTTATACCTGGACCAAATATAACAAGGACGGTGCCATTGACACCAACTGGGGTACTTCCGGCAGCAAAACGGGCAAGACTCTGTCCGTTTCCAATACCGATGTAGACACCAAGGCGACCTTTATGGTGGTCGTAACCCTGTAAGGAGGAATATCTATGACGGCGGTCGCACAGTACACAATCTCAAACAGCTACGATGTGGTCACATCTGATACGCCGCCGGAGAATCCTTATGTGGGTATGCTGTGGGTCAACACAGCAACCACACCACCGGAAACTATGGTGTGGGATGGGCAAGGTTGGGCGGTACAGAATGATCTGGAAAACCTCCGAGAAACCGTGTCCACCCACACCACTCGTTTTGGCGAGTTTCAAAGCGGCATCGATGGTCTGAACAGTTATGTCGGTACGCTGACTGAAAAAGTGGAAACCGTTGAGACTGTCTTGGGCGAAGAAGAAACAAAGGTCCTGGAAATGCAGAGCCAGGTATCCCAGCTGGAGCATACCGTTTCGGGCCTTTCTCTGACTATGCAGGAGCAGTTCGCTGGCGGCATCAACTACATCAAAAACTCTGCCGGACTCAACGGCATCACGGATGATTGGACAACCTCTGGGACCGTTTCTACGGATTCTTCCACGGATGTTCAAAACAACACCTCTTCGGACTCTGCCTTCGTCCTGGGCGACACCTCGACCTTACAGCAGGTGATTACTGGCGTTGTTCCTGGCACCTATGCCGTTTCCATCCGAGCAAAAAAGACGGCGTCAAGCTACACCTCCTATTTCCGGGTCACCTACAACGGCACGAAATATGTGGATCTATTCAACACAACAGGCACTTTCGGCTGGACGGAGTATACTGCGGTCATTTCTGATGTGCAGGACGGCACCATCACTATTACCGCCTATAACCGCCTGGCAAGCCTCTATGTCTCGGACATTGTCCTGGCAGAAGGTAGCACCGTCCATAAATGGACACCGGCTCCCAACGAGATTTATACCACTGAGGTAAAAATCGACCGCCGAGGCATTGAGGTTTCTAATGCCGATTCCGCACAGAGAACAGTAATCAATAATACGGAGTTCTCCGGCTACTACAACGAGGAAAAAATCTTCACCCTGAACAAGGATGAAACTATCACAAAGAAAACCACCGTCGACGGCGAATTGACGGTGGGCAAGACAAAGTTCGTCCCGATGGCTACGGCATCTGAAGGATTGAATATTGTAATTTTGGATTAAGGAGGGACGCATAATGGCAACTGGCAAATCCGGTTCTTTTACCATTGCAGGTGATAAAGGTACAACCATGAAAATCTTATGGTCTGAAACCTATGATACCATCAACAACACTTCTGTTGTAACCGTTACGGACCTCCAGTTCAAAAACACATGGTGGTATGGTTTTACCTACTACTTAAGCGGCACATTGTCCATCAATGGAACTACTGTTGTAACCTTTAATTCAAACCTTGGCGGCCACATGGCAAACAACAGTAACATGGATGCATTTTTCTCGATTATCACAAATGACGGGTTTGATGCAGCACCATGGGGTAATGTGACGGTGTCTCATGCTGCTGACGGCACAGCGACCTGCCCGATTGCTCTAAATGTACGAGGCTGGAATGTGAACGAATCCGGTGCTAACGGATTTAAGGTGAACGGATCTTCGGATGTCACACTTACCGCCATCGACCGGGCTGCACCCACGGTTACCTGCTCTGTATCCGAGATTGCTGCTAACAGCTTCAAAATCACTGCTACGTCCTCTGCTGCCGCAGACGAATGGAGTTACAGCCTGGATGATGGAATTTCTGGCCATGGTTTCACACCCACAACCACCACATCCGGTAGCGTTACAGTTGACGGCTTGGAGCCAAACACCACCTACTATGTGCGTGTAGCTGTTCGGAAGAAGAGCAACCATGTCTATGGTGAATCTAGCAGTATCAGCGTAAAAACCCTGGGCGGCGCGGCAATCAACAGTTGCCCAACTATTACGGCAGATGCCGCTACAGTCACATTCAAGCCAAACATCACCGTCTACGATGCGTCCTATTCCTACTACCTATCCATCTGGAATGGTTCTACCGAGTATTTGGCACTCTCGGCAAGAACATGGTCTGTCGGTACGGCTGACCGGACAATTACGCTCTCCCAAACGGAGCGGGCGGATTTGCTGGATGCAATGGCAAGTCTCAAATCCTTTACGGCGACCATTAAGGTGGTCACCAAGAGTGGCTCGACCCAAATTGGCAACACCTCGTCAAAGACTTGTACCGTGCAGACTACAGCGGCCAATTCCGGCCCCACCATGACTGCGTTTACCTATAAGGATAGCAGAACGAACACAACGGCTATCACGGGAAATGATCAGCTGTTTATCCAGACCTACTCCTATCTGTATGTGACTCCCGGCGTTGCCACAGCAAAAAATGGTGCAACCATCGTGAAATATGCCGCCACCTGTAACGGCGTGACAGCGTCCAACACAACGGGAGCTGCGATTAATCTGAATGGCATTGCCGAATCCGGCACATTGGATGTTGTGGTGACTGCTACCGACTCCCGTGGTTATACGGTCAGCAATACACAGCAGATTACGGTCATCCCGTATGCAAAGCCGAAGGTGTCCTCTATTACACTCCGCCGTACCAATGACATCGAGGCAGAAATGCAGCTGGTGTTTAACGGTACGATTTCGCCCATCACCGTGGATGGAACACAGAAAAACAGTCTGAAATATGTCCAGTACCGCTACAAGCTAACCAGCGAAACTAGCTACGGTGCTTACACGAATATCACTTCTTCGGTCACTCAAAACGGCACCAGCTTCTCGTTTTCCAATCTGGAATTGTGTAGCCTGGATGCCAACTCCTCCTACGATTTCCATCTGTACATCCGGGATCAGCTGAACACGCTTTCACCGCTCAGCCTGTACTTTACTGTTCCCCAGGGTACGCCGTTGGTGGCGTTGCGAAAGAAGATGGTGGGTATCAATACGCCCTCCCCGGATGCCGCACTCCATGTGGTCGGAGATGGTCACATTGTAGGTGACGTTCGCATTGAAGGAACACTCACCCCGGACCAAATTGACTATGATTTTGGCGACCCACCGTTCTACTACGGAACCTGCGCTACGGCATCGGCAACGGTGGCAAAGGTGGTCACTTGCTCCGGTTTTGTTTTGAAAACAGGTGCCGCAATCGCAGTAAAGTTCACAAACACCAATACTGGTGCATCACCTACGCTGAATGTCAACAGTACGGGAGACAAAGCCATAAAGCAATATGGATCTACCGCAGCCAATACCTATCATTGGAGAGCTGGCGAAGTAGTGGTGTTCGTCTATGACGGCTCCTACTGGGAGATGGTAAGTAAATCCACAGCAACGACATCGTATTACGGTCTGACAAAGCTATCTTCTAGCACTTCTTCCACCAGCACCGTTCTGGCGGCGACAGCCTCTGCGGTAAAAGCGGCGTATGATCGTAACTCGTGGGACAGCATTTCGCTGACCAATGCCTTGGCAATTGCCTACGGCGGCACCGGGGCAACTACTGCCGCAGCTGCAAGGTCGAATTTAGGAATTACCGCTACATCCCTTTACAGCGGCACCTTGAGTAGCGGTAGCATTACCTTCAACTACGGCAATTACAACTTCTATGTTGTGACCGGCCGTGTTACCTCGTCCGGCTCGTTGCTGTGTTCTGTCATCCCCAAGGGTCTGCTTACCACATCCGATGTTGCATACCAGTTTGCTGATGAGTCGTATTTCCGGGCATTCAAGCTGAAATACTCCGGCTCGACTGTAACGCTGACAGTCGGCAATGGCTACGGGTCCATCACCAGCGTTTATGGCATCACATAAGGAGGTCAAAATGCAAGTAATCACAGATGAGAGAGGCTTTGTCCTCAGTTTTGCCTTTATAGGCAATATGGTCGGCGCAACCGAAGTGCCGGAGCCGGAAGACCTGGAACTGTTTTTGCACCAGTTTTATGCGTTTCACCTGGTAGATGGTAAGTTGGTTTATGACGCTGCCGAGTCAGAATCAGTACAAACAGAGGAACGCAAAACAGAGTACCGCCGCCGCCGGGAAACAGAATGCTTTAGCATTATCAACCGTGGACAGCTTTGGTATGAAGGCATTTCCATTACCCAACTGTTAGAACTGCGGCAGTGGTATAAAGCGTGGCTGAATGTCACGGAAACAATGGTCATCCCGGAGAAACCGAGATGGCTGGAATAAGGAATTTGGGCATCCGCAAGGGTGCCTATTTTCATATAAAAACATGAATTTTAGGAGGAAAAGAGCAATGGATCTCACCACCCTTGCGGCAACGATTACTGCTCTCGGTGTCGTTTTTGGCGCCATCTTTGCCGTACACAAATGGTTCTTGAAGCAGGAAAAGCAGGACAAGGACATCAAGGCCATCAAGGAAGAGCAGAGTATTCTGACCCAGGGCATTCTTGCTTGCCTTATGGGTCTGCATGAGCAGGGCTGCAACGGCCCTGTCACCGCTGCTATTGAGCAGATTGAAACCCATCTGAACAAACAGGCTCACAAATAAGGAGGAAACTACTATGACTGATATTACCACCATCCCCGCTCTGGCGGCTATCGTGTACACCATCATCGACATTACCAAGACTGCCATGGGCGGCGACGAGAAGTTCAAGCGATTCATTCCGCTGATTGCTTGCGTCCTGGGCGCTGTCTGCGGCGTTGTCGCATTCTACTGTGTTCCCGGCACAATGGCAACCGAGAATCTGCTTGTTGCCATCGTTATCGGCGCAGCAAGCGGACTGTCTGCTACCGGCACCAACCAGGCGGTCAAGCAGCTGGCTCCTACCAAGAAGGGGGAATAATCCATGAACCTGCATAAGCTGATTTTTACGGAGAATGCTTGCTATAAAGCCGGCCGGAAAATCACGGTCAAAGGCATTATGGTTCATTCCACCGGAGCGAATAACCCCTGGCTGAAACGCTATGTGGGTCCCGATGACGGCTTACTGGGTAAAAACCAGTACAACAACCATTGGAATACTTATCACCCCGGCGGCAGAGAGGTCTGCGTTCACGGCTTCATTGGCAAACTGGCGGATGGTTCTGTGGCAACCTACCAGGTATTGCCCTGGGATCACCGTGGTTGGCACGCAGGCGGCTCTGCAAACAACACCCATATCAGCTTTGAAATCTGTGAGGACGGTCTCGCTGATGGCACCTACTTCAAAAAGGTGTATCAGGAGGCC